TTAATTCATTACTCATAGTGGTTGTTGTTTATTTGTTAATATTTTTAGTAGTAGTGTTGTAGTAACGTGTATATATGTTACTCAAAGCCTTGTTTTACTTAGCATTTTTAATCATATTTGTTATTTTAGCTTGTAATTCTAAGTGCTTTGGATTCTTATCTCTAGAGTAGTAATAATCCATAATTGCATCTTCTAATATGTATAGTTCAACTTTAGTTAGTGTGTTCATGTTTGTTATATTTAGTTACATTTATATTATCCAAGTAGCATCGTGTTTACTTTGTAAATTCCCAATCAGCATTTTCAAACTCATAAGAAAATTCACTATCCCAAAGCATTCTTTCTAATACTTTATTTATTTCTTTTTTACTTAAGTGTGTTTCAAGTGTAATTGTAATATTTTTCATGTTGTTTGTTTTTAGTTACATTTATATTATCCAGTTGAGGTCGTGTTAAGGTTGTAATTAATTATTTATTTAATTCCTCTTGATACTCCAACTCTGCTAAGTATATTTTATTTAATTTTTTAAGAACAAGTTCTATAGAATATTCTTGGTTTAAAGATTTTTTATTTGATACTTTAGAGATTAATTTTTTAAGTTGTTTAGTAGTAGACATAGTTATAGTTTTAATTATTATTTGTTACACTTATATTATCCAAAGAGGTTCGTGTTAAGGTTGTAAAAAATATACTACTGTTGATTGGTGTGGTTGAGGTCGGAGCCTAACTATATTATCCAAATGATACCGTGTTTAGTATGTAAAAAACACAGATCGGTTCGAAGCAAGTGCTGAGGTTACAAACCGAAACGGTAACAGGGTGTAGGCGAGGTTACAACAGATTAGTACAGCAAATCACTACGTAATTTTCCAAAAGCTACACACAAAAATACAAAAAGCTAAAACATTTTTCCATAACTACCTGAAAACCAGGGGAGTGGGTTGAAATGAAAATGGTTTCCGTAAAGTACTGGGTATCAGTATATTAGCGTATAACCCCAGAACTCTCTATATCTTACAAAAAATTACAGCGTAATGCGACAATAGCCTGTTAAGATTATATAATAGGGGGCTAACGTCACACTATTGTAAGAAGTTATTTTTACATGTGAATATAAGTTATATATTAAAGACAACAATATGGCACTTAATTTGGGTGATGAGGTGGTTGCTGCGGTTTATCTAGGAGATGAAGTTGTGACAAACGTATATTTGGGTACTGAAACAGTATTATAGTATGCCTCAGGATTTATCACCACAAGCATTACGTCGTAAAAGAATTAGGGATTTAAAGTATGCTAATTCAAGAGACAGAGAAATTAAGAGGGCTGATAGTCAGAAGCGTCGTCGTGCAGCATTAAAGAATGGTGTAAACTTAGATGGCAAAGACTTTGATCATAACACTAGTAGATTTACAAGTGTAGCACACAACAGAGGAGGTACTCAACCTCAACACCGTAAAGACGGAACTAAAGCAGAAAGCTAATGAATATAAAATTATCCCCCTTATCCTTAAAAGATGCATGTTACAGAAAAGCTAAAGCTAAGTATAGAGTATTTCCATCGGCATATGCTTCTGGGTATATTGCTAAATGTCGTAAACGAGGTGGTAACATAAAGTAATGGCAGTAAAGAAGACTGAAAAAGGTGCATCACTTAAACGTTGGTTTAAAGAAGAGTGGATTGATGTCCGCACGGGTGAGCCTTGTGGTAGAAGTAAAGGAGAAAAAAGAGGTGTACCTTATTGTAGACCTAAAAAACGTGTATCATCTGCAACACCTAAGACAGCATCGGAGATGTCTTCGTCTGAAAAGAGTAAGAAAATAGCAGAAAAGAAAAGAATTGGGCAACCGGCTGGTAAACCTAGAAGAGTTAAACCAGTAAAAAGATAAAACAAATAACATGGCAATAATTTATAGCTATCCTACCGAAGCCAACCCGGCATTATCGGATTTATTAATAGGAACTGACGTAGGTACTAAAGGAAATCCTACAAAATCATTCACAATAGGTAGTATTGTAGCACTAGTTGGTTCAAATGTGCCCGGTGGAGGTACATTAACGCAGATAAATACTGTAGGTACTACATTTATTGACTTAGTTGGCGGACCAATCACTACAACTGGTTCAATTACTGCTTCTCTTTCTGCTGGAGGCACACCTTCTGTTACAACTTTCCTTCGTGGAGACAATACTTGGGCTACTCCAAATATTCCTGCAGCGGTAAGCTATGTAATTAGAAGTGTACAAGCTGGGAATAATGCAAATATACTATTAACTGGTTCAGATGCATCACAAACTATAGTCGGTTTACTAGCTGGATCAAATATACAGTTTACAGACAACGGTTCTAATGGTATAATGGTAGATGTTGTTAATTTATTAGAAGGTACTGTTGAATCTGTTAACCCAGGTGATGGTTTAAAGCTACAAGCAGGCACTGTTGACGTAAATCCTACAATAGGTGTTGAAATTGTTGGCTCTAATAATTATATAACAGTAAACCATGTTGCAGGTACTGCAGATGAGGTTGATTATGTGCCTTTTCACGATGTTGCATCGGGTAATGTTAAAACAACTAAGTTTAATACAATACCAGTAGCATCGTTAAAATTGGTTAAAGATTATATAGATGCAGGTGATGATGGAGATGTTAGAAATAACACAGATACATATACAACTACAGGGGTAGTAAATCAAATAGTTAGTTTGGATTCTACAGAATATGCCGCTATTGCTACAAAAGACCCTAATACATTATATGTAGTTATTGCATCAAACCCAGATTTTACAATTACACAAAATTTAATAAACAATATTACAGGTGGAACTGCAGGCGTAGACTATACTTTATCAGGACCAGCCAACGGAGCTACAGTAGTTGGGGTAGCTGGAACGCCTTATGCATTTACCGTATCTGCTTCGCCAGTATCAGGTAAATACTTCTCATCTGCATTTAGCGCAACAAATCCCTCTGGATCAATTACAGCGGATTTAACAGTTAATAACACATTGACAGGTACTATAGCTGATATACCAGTAGGAACTTGTACTGCAACACTTGCAATAGCAAACAGTATTCAAGGTAATTCATCTTGGTATACAATAGGCGGTAGTGTAGCGGGAGCTGTAAGCACAGGACCATGTCCTCATGATTATAGTGGGGATTTTGTTACAACAGTAACACCAGCTGCAGGGTATCAATTTGTTTCAGGGCCGACTATTACTAATGCCAATGGAACTATAAGTGGTAGTCAAACTGTTACAACATTCTTAAGTGGTACAGTTGAAGCCATACCAGCAAGTGCAATTACAGTTACATTAAACGTTGACACTAGCGGTATAACATCCCCCGATGGCAGTGAAACTCAATTTGTTTTAAGTGGAAATCAAACAGGTAACACTAAATCCGGAACCACTAATCCTTTTAGTTACAGTTTCACTACTGGAATAGCTACAACAGCAGGGTATGAATTCACCTCTGGCCCCTTTATTAATAATGCTAGTGGAGATGCAACATTTAGTTTCACTGATACAACCTCCATTACAGGTGTTATTGAGCAAACTGCCGTAGCACAATGTACCGCCACATTATTTGTAGACAATCAAATAACAGGACCTGCTGCTGGATATACTATTGGTGGTGCTCAAACTGGTGCAATTTTCCCTGGAGATTGTCCTAATATATATGCATTTACTACAACAGTTGCATTAAACTCTGGGTATGTATGGACACAAAATCCAGTTGTAAATGATGCTGCAGGACAATTAACAGGCGGCCCGGCACAAGTAACGACAACAATCACAGGTATTGTAGCCGCTCAAGTAAATGACGTTACAGCAACATTGGATGTTACTCCTAATATTACGGGACCTCAAGAGTTTACTATAAACACTCCTGTTCCAGTAACAGGGCCTTCTCCGGTACCTTATAACTTTACACCGACTATATCACTATCAGCCGGATATTCTTGGACATCTGGCCCAACTTGGTCAAAAGCTTTACCGATTACAGGGAGTGTATCAGCAAATACTACCATACCTGTAACAGTAACAGGCGAAATTCAAGCGGTTAGCGGTAGCATTATTCCAGATCCAATTACTCAATTTACTAATGGGATACCAAATTCTACTATAATACAAGTAACATCAACTACAGGATGGGTATTAGAATTAGGCGGTGCGGCAGCAAGCAAATATACTCCAACGCCTTCAAGCGGTAGTGCAGGCTCAAACATTAATGTAACATTAGCATATAATGGTGCTGCTGTCACTAAAAATGCAACAATAATATTAAAGCAAGGCTCTAGCGGTATTATATTAGATACCGCTACAATAGACATGGGCTTTTAATTAAAAAATAAAAACGAACAATGGCAATAATATATAGTTATCCTCAAGCAATACCAAAAGATTCGGATCTTATTATAGGTACTGTTACATATGACCCTAATGATCCTAGCCCAGTAAGAGGTAACCCAACGAGATCTTTTAAAGTTAGTGATTTAGCCGCTTCTATTACTGGAAATAGTTACACTTTAACTAGTAAAGCTTTAGGTGCTAACTCATCTATAGTATTAACAGATAATACTGGATTTATAGCGGGTACTGTTAATTTTAATAGTGGTGCGGGAATGTCTGTTTTAGATGCCGGCAATACAATAACAATAACAAATACAGGTGTGCTATCAAACATTGAGGGCGCGGGTATCTCTTTAAGTGGATCAACGGGTAATGTAACCATAACAAACAGTGGGGTTACCGGCATGCTTGTTACTGATACCACATATATTGATTTAAGTTTAAGTTCTGCTACGGGAGATGTTACCTTAACAGCAGCATTGTCCGCAACAGGTACGCCAGGTAATAGTAATTATTTAAGAGGCGACAATCAATGGTTTACACCTGTAACTACCATAAATACAACAGATGGTACATATATAAATCTTACACCTAATACCGCTGCTAATGGGGCAGTAACGGTAACTGCGGATTTATCCGCAACTGGTACACCTACAAATTTAAACTTTTTAAGAGGAGATAATGTTTGGGCTACACCAGCAGGCGGAGGTACAGTTACTTCTGTTAATTCTGGTACAGGTATTTCAGTAGATAATACTGATCCTGATAATCCTATTATAAACAATACTGGTGTATTATCTAATATAGCCGGTACTGGCATATCTATAAATAACGCAACTGGTAATTCTACAATCACAAATACAGCACCAGATCAAACTGTTGTTTTAACTGGAAGTGGTGATACAACTGTTACAGGTACATACCCAACTTTTAATATATCCTCTAATTCAGGTGTTACTCAAATAGTAGCTGGTAATGATATATCAATATCACCTATTGGTGGAACGGGCATTGTAACAATAAATTCTACTTCGCAAGGAGGTGTTACATCTCTTATAGCTGGAAATAATATAACATTAGATCCTATAACTGGATTAGGTGACGTTACGGTTAATGCTCCAGGATTAATACCTTACACTGAAACATCTACAGCAAACATACAGTTTGTATCAGAAGATGTTGCTTTAGGTGGCGGTGTGTCATCAGATACAGTAGTACCTTCTCAATTAGCTGTAAAAACATATGTAGACAATGCTGTTGTTGGAGGATTAATATATCAAGGAGCTTACGATGCTTCCACAAATACACCAGTTCTTGATAGCAGAGGCACTCAGATAGCTGTTACTAAGGGTTGGACATATACGGTTACAGTGGACGGAACGTTTTATGGTGAAACGGTCAGAGTTGGTGATGTACTTATTGCCGAAACAGATTTAGCTGCTGGTACGGGAGCTTTAACTGATTGGACAACAGTTCAAAGTAATGTTGATTTAGCCACGGCAGGCACAAGTGTTACCGCTGTTAGAGGTTTGGCTGGATTTAATTCTGACGATTTTACTGTATCAAATGGATTTGTAGAAATAGTAGATCAAGGTTATGTTCCATATACAGGAGCAACACAAAATGTAGACCTTGGTACTAGAACATTAACTTCTGGGGATTTAACAGTTAATCATTCATCTGGATCAGGTGATGCTGTTGTAATAAACAAAGGGGGAAATGGTAGTGGCTTGGTTATTAATAAAACAAGCGGCTCAGGCGATGCTTTAGAGGTTACTGGTAGCGCAGACATTTCAGGTAGTTTAACTGCTTCGTCTATTATAAAATCGGGCGGTACTGCTACGCAGTTTTTAAAAGCGGATGGCAGCGTTGATTCTAATACTTATTTAACAACTGCTGTTACTAGTATAACTGCCGGCACAGGATTAGACGGTGGTACTATAACTACAACTGGAACTATTGATTTAGCTGACACTGCTGTAACCCCAGGTGCATATACAAACGCTAATATAACAGTTGACCAGCAAGGTAGAATTACTGCTGCTGCTGATGGGTCGCCAGGTGGTGTTACTGATTTAACAACTGCTAATAGCACTTATGTTAATTTAGTAGATTCAGGTACGGCAACTCAACCAATTCTTACCGCTTCACTTTCTGCAACAGGAACACCAGATTCAACAACATTTTTAAGAGGAGATAATAGTTGGGCATCAATTCCTGGAGGTACACTATACGGTTTTTCTAGCGCTCAACAAGTTGGTAATGTTGTAGGTTTAAATTTAACTAGTTCAGTAGGTACAGTAGATACAGTAAGATTAAGCGGTGGGCCTGGGATTACTTTAACTGATAGTGGTGGTAGTAATATTGTAACTATTGAAGCTTCAGGATCTGGTGGTGGTACTATTGTTAAAGATGATTTTATAGGTACAGGATCCCAGAAACAGTTTATATTAACAAATGCGCCAGCATCTAACTTATTTACAGATGTATATATTAATGGTATTTATCAAGAAAAAGAAACATATAGTGTAACAGGTACTAGTTTAGATTTTGTAGCTGCTCCACCTTTAAATGTATCAATAGAGGTAATGTCTATTATTGTTTCTAATTTATTACCAGGAGCAAATACATTAACTACTGACGACTTTGTAAGCACAGGCTCTTTAACTTACACTTTAAGTACAGCTCCACCAAACGAGGATTTTACTAGTGTTTATGTAAGTGGTGTGTATCAAGAAAAATCTACTTATGCAGTTTCAGGAACAACATTAACATTTACAGAAGCACCTGTTACTGGAGATACAATTGAAGTTGTTATTATATCTTCAGCCTCTTTAGTAAATACACCGCCTACAAATTATAATACAAGTGTAATATCTACATCAATAAATGCATCTAAAAATACTTTATATGTATTAAAAGCTGATTTAACATTAACATTACCTGGATCACCCGCTGCAGGCGATTCAATTAAAATAAGTAACTTGTCTGGTGTTGCTACATGTATCGTTGCAAGAAATGGTAATAATATTATGGCTACGGCTGCAGATTTAACATTAGATAATGCAGTAGCAAGTTTTGAATTAGTATATACGGATGCAACAAATGGTTGGGTTATTATAGGCCCACAATAAAATAAATTAATAAAAATAAATTATGAGTAATTTTTCAGATTTTTTTCCCGCGCCAGGTGGCGGTGGTGGCGGCGGTGGTGGAATACCAAAATATCAAGAGTTTATAACCTCAGGTACATTTACCCCAAGTCAAGCGTTAATAGATGCTGGTGGTAGAATAGGATTGTTTATAGTTGGAGGAGGAGGTGGAGGCTCTAACACTACTGGCAACTCCTCTGGTGGAGTTGGAGGAGAGGTGTTAATGCAATATGTTACTTTAACAAATACAAACGCTGTAATTGTAACTATCGGAAACGGTGGTAGTACGAGTAATGGTGGAGGTAACACTACTTTTGCAGCAAGTTCAGCGGGTGGAATTGACATAGTCGCGCTAGGAGGACCTGGAGGTACCTCTAGTAACACCTCAAAACCATACGATATACTAACAGCTGGTTTTGGAGGGACGCAGGGAAGCTCTGTTGGTGCTGGCGGAGCTGGGTCTGGTATTTTAGGTTATGGAGTTGGAGGTGGTACTAACAGTACGCCTGGAATGGGGCGGGGAAAAAACAATTCCGGAAGCGCAGGTGGCAACAATAGCACTGGAGGTTCTGGTTTTGTAAGAGTAACTTGGTTTGAATAGAATATAATTATGGAAAATAAAATAGCAATAATAAAAAACGGTGTTGTAGATAATATAATTATAGCAACAACAGAATTTGGAGACACACTAGCTGACACAACGGTTGACGTTACATCTATTGAATGTGCAATAGGTTGGTCATATGACGGAACAAATTTTGCTGCACCTGTAAAAAGCCAAGAAGAAATAGAAGCTGAAGCAAAAGCTTGGAGAGATTATGAACTTAGTTCTACAGATAATGTAGCACAAACACCAGATTATCCTAATCGTGATACAATACTAGTATATAGACAAGAATTAAGAGACTGGCCATCAACAGATGCGTTTCCAGATACTAAACCTGTAAAACCTTAATTATGGCATTAACACAAGTAACAAATGAATTAATAGCGGATGATTCTATAACACATGCTAAGGTTGGCTCAGAATTTACATCCTCACATTCTTTAACGGCGGCTGCTGCAATTGATGTTAATTTTAATGAGGCTCAAGTATTTTCATTAACACCAGATCAGAATACAACATTAAATATAACAAATCCTGTTGTAGGTATTTCTAAAGTAATTGTAATAACAGGCGCTGGAGCTACTAATACCATATCTTATACAGTAGGTGGTGTTGCTGGTACATTTAATTTAATTGCTGGGGAATACGATGATACTGCTGCATTAAAAAATTTTATACAAATAATGTGCGTTAGCCCAACTGAATTTTGGTATTCAATATCACAAATAGCAGTTTAATATGTTTGGACAAGGATTAGTTTTTGGAGGTATTGCTGGAGCAGCAAGACTTGAAATTTATGACATTGAATATTTATCAGTTGCTGGTGGGGGTGCTTCCGGTGGTGGGGGTGGTGGTGCTGGAGGATATTTAGCATCTACGTTTTCAAGTGTTACTCAAAATAATACATTAACTATAACCGTTGGTGGTGGTGGAGGAAGTTTATCGCCAGGTTATAATACCAGCATAACTGGAATATCAACTGTCACTTCAATAGGGGGTGGTGCTGGTGCGTTTTATAATTCAAACATTACGGTTAATGGTGGTTCTGGTGGGGGAGGTGCTAAAGGATATACTGGATTAAGAAGTGCCGGAACCGGAACGCCTGGGCAAGGAAATAATGGAGGAACTGTTTTTAATGGTGGTGGCGGCGGCGGCGGAGGCGCTGGCGCAGTAGGAAACAATCAATCATCTTCTAATTATGGAGCAAATGGCGGAAATGGTATTCAATCTTCAATTACTGGCGTAGCCACTTATTACGCTGGTGGTGGTGGTGGCGGTGGTCAAACCGCTGGTGGTACTGGTGGTCTTGGCGGCGGTGGTAACGGAAGTAAAAATGCAGGAGCGGCGGGTACGCCAAACACTGGCGGCGGCGGAGGCGGCGGCTGGGGTAGTTCTGGAGGTTTAGGAGGCTCTGGAGTTGTAATTTTACGAATGCTGACTGCTGGATATTCGGGTATAACAACTGGAAATCCAATAGTTACAACTGATAGCAATTACACGATTTTAAAATTTACTGGAAGCGGAACATATACGACATAAAATATGGCACATTTTGCAAAACTTGACGAAAATAATATTGTTACACAAGTACTTGTTATAAACAATGACGTACTTCTTAAATCTGACGGGACGGAATCAGAAGACAAAGGAAAAGTGTTTTTAAATGGGTTGTTCGGAAGTGCAACTTGGGTTCAAACTTCTTACAACAATAATTTCAGAAAACAATACGCTGGTATTGGTTACACTTATGACGAAGCAAACGATGTTTTTATTGCACCACAACCTTTTAATTCTTGGGCATTAGACGAAAACTTTGATTGGCAACCACCGACACCATATCCAACAGACGGACAAGATTATCAATGGAATGAAGAAACAATTTCTTGGGATTTAACAAAATAATTAATAAATAAAACATGGCATTAACTAAAATAAAATACGGTGTATTAGGTGATCAATTTACAACATCTACTCCATTAACTCCCGCTGCTGATGTAGATATGGATTTCACAGCTGCTCAGGTGTTTACAATGACATCTAGTATTGCTGTGGATATAAATTTTACAAATGCGCAAATTGGTGATACTAAAGATTTAATTGTTACTGATTCCGGGGGTACTTCATCTCTTACATTTGATATAACAACTAACACTATAACCACAATAGCGGGTACATATAGTAACACTGCAGGAGCTGCAAACTTTATACAAATTGTTTGTATTGCACCAAATACATTTTTCTTATCAATATCACAAAGTATATAAAATATGAAAGCAAAAGATTTTAATGGGAGTATTAGTACTTGGAGGAGATTACCTAAAACCTATAAAAGTGCAACAAAGTATTATACAGCTTTCGATAAGGCAAGTAAAGATATTATAGAAGCCGAAGGTTTTTATGATGTTGTTAAGCCAAGCTATGATAGTATAAGTCAAAAATTAGGTTCTATTGAGTTTGATAGCGAAAAAAAAGTATTTACTTATCCTGTAATTGATATTGATTTTAATGCCACTTATGAGGTAATTGGAGAGGATATGGAACCGACAGGGGAAACACTTCCAGTATACGATATTGACAAACTAAAGTCAGATATTAAAACCCAAATTAAAACTAAAGCAGGAGAATTATTAAAACCTACAGATTGGTATGTTACAAGGCTAGCTGAAAGAGCTATAGTAATACCAGATTCTATTAAAACTGAAAGAGCAGATGTAATTACTAAATCAGATTCTTTTGAATTAGAAGTTGCTGCATTGGCTACCGTAGAAGAAGTATTAAGATATACATTTAATTTTAACCCACAACCAGATCCTATAATCTAACAATATGTTTGGAAATAGATTAATTAAATCAAATAACGCGGGGGCAGCTTGTACAACAGATACAGTTCAAATATTAGATGGTAGTCCATTAGAATCTATTGCAACATATCAGTTAAATAATGCTACTACGTCTATACCTGGAACAGGGTATATAGATAATGGTGGGGTATTTAATGGGAGTAGTAGTGGTGTTAATTTACCGAGTTCTTTAAATACTAATGTAATTGACGCTACAGGAGCTTTTTCTATCTCTATGTGGATTAATGCAAATGACATAAGTACTGTTCAATATTTATTTTGTTCTAATACTTCAAACAATGTAGATTTAGGTATAAACTCAAATGGTCAAGGAGTAGGTAAAATAGTTTGGACAATTTATAATACAAGTTATTCTTATTTAGTATCAACAACTACAATTACAACAAATACTTGGTATAATATTGTCGTTACATATAACAATGGTTTAAGTGAATTATTTATAAATGGTGCATCACAAGGAACTGTAACCAAAACGTTATTAGAGAGTAGTATAGAACCAACGTTAGGTTATAGAAATACAGGTGGTTCGGTTCGTTTCAACGGCAAAATAGACCAATTTCGTGTATTTAACAAAGCATTATCCCAAGGAGAAGTAACAACTCTTTACGGAGAAACTTCTGCAAGTTCTACAAAATCTACTACTGATATTTTTTCAGATGGAAGCGGTATTGCTTTATACGAACTAGAATCAAATGCAAACGATACAGGAGGAACTTATAACGGTACTGCTACTAATGTAACCTTTGATTATGATGGTGCTTGGTATGGGACACCATCTTATGCAACTGGCGTGTTCGGTCAGGCTGCAAGTTTTAACGGGACAAATAATGGAATAAATTTGCCTTCTATTAGCAATGTAAAAAGTATTAATTTATGGGTTAATATGAACTCTTTGCCTTCTGGAGAAAGTCAAATATATTTTGCTGATGATGCTTCTCAACAAATAAGTTTAACTTATTTTTCTACTAATAATAGTTTTCTTTTGTATGTATATACAGGGACAGGTGCCTTTATAACTCCATTTACCCCTTCAATTAATACTTGGTATATGTTGAGTGTTGTTACAAATCCTACTAATACATATTTATATGTAAACGGGCAATATTATGGCTCTGTTGGTTTTGCGGTTTCAAATTTTACTCCCACTCAACACAGTATTGGGTATTATTCAGTTACTGGAAGATATTTAAATGGCTCAATAGACCAAGTACGCATATTCAACACAGCTCTATCAGCAGGAGCGGTAACAAGCCTTTATAATGAAACAGTTGCAACTGCATCTAATAGTTATATAAACCTACCTTCTTGTGTAGCATATTATAAAATGTCTGATGCTACAGACGAAACAGGTTCTTATGATGGTACACCTACTAATGTTAATTTCAACGTAGCAGGTAAGTTTGGTAATGCAGGGGAGTTTAATGGGAGTAGTAGTAAGATATTACCTTCTTCAAGCCCTATTCCAAGTTCAGGAGCATTTACAGTTTCTGCTTGGGTTAAAACATCTATTTCAAATCACTGTTTTATTTCTTTTGGCGACTTTTGGTTAAAATCAGAGTATTTATCAGGGGTTTTTAGTTTAGGGGACATCAACACAAGTTTTCAAGGTACTACTGATATAAGTGATGGTAATTGGCATCACTGTGTATTAACTGTTGATGCTTCTAACAACATAGTTTTATATGTTGATGGAGTAAGTGAAGATACAGGTACAGCAACAATAAGCAGAACAAATGGAGGTTCTTTTGTTATTGGTGTAGCAAGAAATTCAAATCCTGTTTATTACTGGAATGGCTCAATAGACCAAGTACGCATATTCAACAGAGCAATAACATCAAACGAAGTAGAAACACTTTATAACGAAGTAGAGTGTATTCCTACTATTGTACCTACAGATTATTTTAATCCTGTTATATATACAGGGGATGGAACAAACGGTGGAAATACAAAAAACATTACATCTGTAGGATTTCAGCCTGATTTAGTGTGGGTAAAGAATAGAGATGTAGCGGTAAATCATTATTTATATGATTCTGTAAGAGGAACAGGTGCAGCCAAAGCATTGCATAGTAACACTAGTAACGGTGAAGCAAGTGCAAGTACTTATTCAATAAACGGTGGTGTTTCTGCATTTTTATCAAATGGATTTACTGCATATCGTGGTACTGATAATACTTATCAAGGTACAAATATGAACGGTCAAGATTATGTAGCTTGGAACTGGAAAGCACCTTTAGCTAATTTATCAACTGGTTTTAATGGAAGTAGTAGTTATATTTCGTCAACACAACCTTTAGATTTATCTACTGATAATTTTACATATTCTTTTTGGATATACCCAACAACTAATACAGGTTATGGCGCACCATTATCACAATATGGTGGAACGACTGCTAATCGAAATTTTTACTCATACAGAACAGGTTCAACTGAAAAAATAACTTTTGGATTGGTTAGTACTGGAGCAGGTTTCAACCAATTAATATCTACAGGAACTACCCCCTTAAACCAATGGTCACACGTTGCTCTTGTTAGAGATTCTAGTACTCAAAAAATATATTTAAACGGTCAGCTTTCAGGTACTTTATCAAATACTTCAACAACATCTACAAGTTCTGAACCTTTTTTAATTGGAGATACAAATGATACTGCTCCAGATGAATTTTTTGAAGGCAAATTAGAGCAAGTACGTATATTCAATACAGCGTTATCAGCTTTAAAGGTATCTGATCTATATGCGGAACCAGCAGCAAGTAATAATACATTAAACTATCCTGCAGGTGCAGGCTGTATTGCGGCTTATCCATTACAAACAGATGCAGTAGATTTAAGTGGTAATTATAATGGTGCATCTAGCAATGTAACATTTGGTAAACCAGGTTATTTAACCCAGAATACTGAAGGTACAATAACAAGTACAGTAGCTGCTAATGTAGATGCAGGGTTTAGTATTGTAAGTTATACAGGGAATGGACTTTCTAATCAAACTATTGGACACGGATTAGGTAAAACGCCTGATATGATTATAACAAAAGGCCTTGCTAATCTTTCAACTTATGACNNTTGGGATNTATGGCATAAGGATTTAACTTTAAATTATATANTAGCTTTACAAAGTACAAGTGCTGAAGTATTTGCAGGAGTAGACCAAAGATTTGTGACATCTTTAAATTCAGACGCTGTATTTGGTCTTGGCCCAGACGTATATGGCCCTAATTCAAACGGAACGACTAAAATAGCCTATGCCTTCCACAGCGTAGATGGATACTCCAAAATAGGTTCTTACGTTGGAACTGGAACAGCAGGAAATAGTATTGTAACAGGGTTTAGACCTGCTTTTGTTATGGTAAAAAGAAAAGACAGTACAGGCGCTTGGTTGATACTTGACAACGTCAGAAACACAACAAATCCAAGAGATAAATTCCTAATGGCTGATTCAAATGCAATTGAAGGTACTGCGGATGGTATAATCTTTTCATCTAATGGATTTACATTTACTAATGTTCATTATAATAACAGCGGGGCTACTTTCATCTTCCTAGCATTCGCAGAAGAAGTATTTAACCCTAACGGTGTAACAAGAAACGCATCAGACCCATTTGGAGATAGTAGTGAAGTAGCTTTCTACAAGTTTGAGGATGATGCTACAGATTCTACTGGTAGTAATGATGGAACTTGGAGTGGAACTGAAANCTATGGTACAGGGTATATTGATAAAGCAGCGGTGTTTAATGGGGTAAATCAAACTTATGTAAAGCCACCTTCGGGTGTTGATACAATACTTAATACTAAAAACTTTGGTCTTTCATTTTGGATTAAAGCACCAAATGCTAATACTGATGCAGCATTTTCAACAGAAACAACAAATTCTACATTTCAAATACACGCTAATTGGACTATTGCGAATAGATATGCTTTAATAAATGGAGGGGGAAGTAATATTGATTTAGGACCAATAGATTCAAGTTGGCATCATATAGTTGTTACTTCTGATGGTTCAAGTTCCTATAAAGGATATTTTGATGGAGTTTATAAAGGTGCAATTCCATATAGACAGACAAGTAATGTAGGAACATTTTTAGGAGCACATCCGGCGGGGGGATTTAATTTACTTGGAGAAATTGACCAAGTAAGAATATTTAATAGAGCATTAGATTCTGGGGAAGTTACACAACTATACAACGAATAATGCAAGATTTGAAGATAGCTTTTACTAATTTNTTAAAAAATAAAAAAAACAAGTGATAATATACTATAAACCAAACACTAAAGAAGGTTTACCTTTAGTNCAAATAAATTAACGTAAACCAAACTAAAACCAAAACCAAATGACTTTTTATTACCGCACTCATTCGTGGAGTAGTGAACCACAAATTACCGAAGAAACCAAAGCTTTATGGAAACATATGGCTGAAAAAGGAAACTGGCGTATTGTCCAATTGCCTAATGGTTTTTACCAAACTGAATACCAAGACCTTAAACAAGAAGACACTTGGCATGACGTAACCAGAAGAGAAACAATTAAAGGAGCTGAAATGGCAATTGATTCAACAGTTGAGCATTACGCTAAAAAGATTACTTTCTTAAATGGTCCTAAAGTTGTAAAGACTTTCAAATAAAAATTACAATCAAATTAAATTCAATTAAATTATGTCAGACTTAATAGTCAAAAATCTTAGCTTTGGAAAAGAAGCAAAAGATAAAGTATTTGAAGGTATCACAAAACTCACAAAAGCCGTTAGCTCTACATTAGGGGCTAGCGGTAAATGTGTGATGCTTGAAGACGGTAGCGGAAAACCATTAATTACAAAAGATGGTGTTACAGTAGCAGACAGTATTATACTATTAGACCCGGTTGAAAACATGGGTTCTACGCTGTTAAAAGAAGCTGCTCGTAAAACTGTAAGAGAAGCTGGAGATGGTACAACAACGGCCACCGTATTGGCCCATGCGATACTTACGGAAGCTTACAAGGAGTTAGATTTAGAAGACCCTATAAGCACAAGAGAATTAAAAGACGGTATTGAAAAAGCAACTGAAGAAGTTGTAAAGTATTTAGAAAAAAATGCATTACCGGTTACAGGAAACATGATAGATAATATTGCAACAATATCTACAAACAATGATCCTGAATTAGGTAAAATTATTGCTGATGCATTTAGATCTGTTGGAGAAACAGGTGTAGTTATGATGGAAACATCTGAAGATGCAGAAACAAAGTTTGAAGTTGTAGATGGCGTACAATATAATAAAGGATTAACAAACTC